ACATGGGCAAGCACAACTAATGCAACATTTGAACTGACAGGCCTTCAATTAGAGGTTGGATCTCAAGCCACTGCTTTTGAACACCGCAGCCATAGCGAGGAACTTGAACTTTGCAAACGCTATTATGAACAGTTTGATAGTAATGGTTTGGCAGAAGCACCTTTTGGAGTTGGTTATTTTGAAGCTAATAATAATTTAAGAGCTGTTGTTCCTTTTCAAGTTGAAAAAAGAGCAGATGTATCGTTTAGTTCTACTGCTGCCTCCACTTTCGCCTCTATGAACACAAATAACATGCCAGCTGGTAGTTCGATTTCTCTTTATAAGACTGGTAAAAAAGCTGCTATATTATCTTTGGTTCTATCAAGTGACGTTACAAGTGGCGATGGTAGAGCTGGAATTTTATGTGCTCAAAGTTCTACTGAAGCCACACTTAAATTTGACTCGGAGTTATAAATCATGTCATTTACATACAAACTTTTACCTGATGATACAAAAACTGGTGCAAAATCAACAATTATTTTGAGAAAGGAAGATAATGTTTATATTCCAATGAGTCAAGATAATACGGATTACCAAGAATACTTGGCCTGGGTTGCCGAGGGAAATACGGCAGAAGCCGCAGACTAGACAGTTAAGAAACTGACCACTCATACTTGACTAACTACGAGATTAAGTCTATACTAGGCTTAGTTTCGTTTTTTTTATGAACTCCAAAGAATCAAATAACCAAAAAGACCCGCTACTAGATGAACTTGCGGAAAGAATCCTAGAAGGCCCAGTTGTTTTTACACCTGATGATGAGTTTCTTAGAAGGGTAGCAGAGAAAAAGAAAGAAAAATAAACGCTTGACACTTGAATAACTTGTGTTATAATTTATATTGTCAGATGCAATTATGCGTGACGACATCAAACAAAATCCAAAAAGGAGAAAATTTTGAAATTAAAACCCAAAAAGGTTGACATTGGAAAGTTGCCAGTGTTCAGACCATTAAATGCTGATCCAAAATACAGCACACTAATTGAATTTTACGAAAACGTACTTAAGAAAACAGGCAGAGATAGAACTGTACAAAGAGAGTCCGTCTGGAGAAATATTCTAAACAAACAATCAGAATACATGACGGCCGTTGCTTGTGGTTATTCTTTAACTTCATTGTTTCACTTAGTTGAAATCAAAAATAGTATTGATTATCTAAAAGGAGTTGCCAGATCAACGTTAGACTATCAATATATTTCACATCTTGAGGAATTTTTAAAGACTGGGTGTGAGACTTTACACGTTGATGGTGGAAACAGATCAGATACTATCATTGATTGGTATGAAGATAAGATATATTTAATGGCTGGTAGTTATACCACATCTGATGGACAACTAGTTACTTTAGCAATAGAAAATTATTATAGTCGTAAACAACTTATAGAAGATGGTGGGTGTTATGCTGAATTAGCATATTCGATTGATGAACAACCAGTAAGTTATTTTGAATATAGTCAATTGAATGAGGAAGATCGTAAAAGATTATTTGTAAACTTAAATGCTAACGAGAATCTCACGATAGAGGAATTTCGTAATTGTGAAACTGCTCCTATTTGTGGATCAATACGAGATGTAAATGACAAGTATAAAGATGAATTTGTTGAATATGGATTTGTCACTAAAGCAAATGCAGAAAGATATAAATTCTGTGCTTGGTTAGCATCATTACTTAATTTTTATACATTTAATAATGATTGCGATTCATGGACACCCGCTAATCTTGATAAGGATTACAAAGGCACAACTGGAGCTCAAGATAAATTTGATTCTTGGATTGAATTCTTTGAAGAAATATTTTATCCTCTCATATCTATAATTGCTAATTATGGAACACAAAAGAAAAATAGACAGTTTATTAATTTAGGGCCACATCGCAACCAATTAATTGATTTGTATATTTCATTAGTTAGAATTTATAAAAAGGACTTTCAACTAGCAAGAGATAATCGAAGAAAGTTAAAATTAAAAGAGTTCTTTGAAACATATAGAGAATGGGTTAAACCACATCTAGCGGATAGTAAAGCACAATATAATGCTAATGGTAAGTCATTATCCACATTTGCTGATTTATATGGTGCTAACACCGCTCCAAAACTTGAACATAGACTGAAATTATTAGATAATGAATTTATTCCACTTCTCAAAGAAAAAGGATTAATCTTTCAAAAGGATAATGTCAGAACAGCTCCAGACAAATGGAGAATACCACTTTGGAGAAGGCAGAATACAATATGTCCATTAACTGGCAGAAAGATCACACAAGATGATGCCCAAAATGGAGACATAACTCACATAGATCACATTACTCCACACTCAAAAGGTGGAAAAACTGAAATGGGTAATGTACAACTTGTATTCGCAGAGGCTAATTTAACCAAAAGTGACAAGTAAACCAGTTGAATAACTGTCACATGGGGGTTGCATTGCAATCCCCTTTTTTGTATAATGAATACATACAGAGGATTTTATGCAACTACGACCACATCAAACCAAAGCTGTTAAGGCAATGCTTCGTAACACTAAGGGTCAAATTATCATTCCGACTGGTGGTGGTAAGACTATGTGTATGATTGATGATGCTATGAATGAGTTTAGCAGAACAGTATCGCCTAAAACTATTGTGGTTGTTGCTCCTCGTATTCTACTTGCTAATCAGTTATCAGCAGAGTTCTTATATCATAATCTTGATGGTAACTATAATATTACTGTCAATGTGATGCACGTCCATAGTGGAGAGACTCATCACTTCAGTACAACTAAGGTAGATGAGATACGTCAGTTCAATTATGATACTGCTTGTGACGAAAAACATCTATTGATCTTTACAACATATAATTCACTTCACAAAATACAAGAGAGTAATATAGTTGTTGACACTATCTATTTTGATGAGGCACATAATTCAGTTCAAAAGAATTTTTTCCCTGCTACTGAACACTTCTCTCATTTTGCTGAAAGATGTTACTACTTCACTGCTACACCAAAACATAGTCGTACACCATCAAAGGCGGGTATGAACTGGCCAGAGTATGGTCAAGTGATTTGTCAAGTGCCTGCTCCACAGTTAGTCAAGGAAGGTTACATACTGCCTCCTAAAGTTGAAGTTTATCAGTCAAGAATACTTCAAAAGGATGAGTTAGTTGCTGATCGTGATTGCGAGCAGATGATTGACTCGATTGATAATATATCTAAGAGTAAAGTCTTAATATGTGCCAAGGCAACAAAACAAATTATTAATCTTGTATCACACACTTCTTTCGTACAAGACTTGGCAGATCGTGGTTATTCTTGGATGACAATTACATCAAAGACAGGTGCTATTATTGATGGTGAGAAGGTAGATCGTGAGGAGTTTTTCAACACTCTTAATGCTTGGGGTAAAGACTCTACAAAACGATTTGTTGTATTACATCATAGCATCTTATCTGAGGGTATAAATGTTAATGGATTGGAGGCAGTTCTATTTCTTCGTAACATGGACTACATTGGTATATCTCAAACCATTGGTCGTGTAATACGTCTAGGCGACGCCACAAAGACGTTTGGATTAGTTTGCATACCAGTTTATAGTAAAGTTGGAATTAGTACTGCTCGTAAGGTACAGGCTGTTGTTGATACTGTATTCAACAAAGGCGAACCAGCAATCTCAATAGTCAACAATTAATCAAATGAAAGATCAAAACACTATCAAAGAAAAAGAATCTCAAGATGTAAAATGGAATCGAGGACTTGATCTCTTTATTGAGTCAGTCCACAAACCTGATGACAAATTGAGATCATGTGCCCATAATCAAGAATGTTATGATGAACTCATGGACGTTAAAGAGAGAGTCTTGGAGTATCT